CATGGCCAAGCACCAGGCTGCTCTGACTCAGGAACTACCCGAGCTGAGTGAAGCCGATGTCGAGCGTTTCCGCCGCAAGTTCCGCGCGATCTGGAGGTCGCGCAAAGAGGTTACCGGAAGGGACGGCAAGAAGTGGATAGCATGGGGTGTGAGCAAGCGGATGCGGCACTTTGCTGATCTTCCGCCTGACGCTGGCTACAACGCCTGCGCAGAGCGCACCCGCCGGCTCGGCGGCCGGTGTGGCTATGTCCGCTCTCGGTTGCTGCGTTACTTCCAGGAGGATGGTAATCTCGTATCGGCCGCCTTAGGTGGCGAGTTGATACGGATGACCGAAGTGTCCCCTGGCGTGGTAGTCGAGGAGCGTGCAGATACCACCTTTCTGCCCACCGTGACTCGGAAACTGGCGACGAAGCTTGCGCTAGAGGAGCTGGATGAGCCCCGATTGCAGGGCAAATGCTCCGCGTTTGTCGCCGGAATTCTCGAGCCACTGAAATGCCGTCTTATTACGAAAGGCTCAGGGGTCGTCTACTGGGCAGCCAGCAGCCTGCAGCGTGCGCTCTGGGAGCGACTGCAGGATCATCGCTGCTTTAGGCTGACAGGGCGACCAATGGACATGAGCGACCTCCACGAAGTGGATCGCCTGACCAGACGCCTCGGACTTGATTTCCGATCCTGGGTGTCCGGAGATTACTCCGCCGCCACCGATGGCTTATCTCAACAGATCAACCGCCTGTGCCTCGAGGAGGCGATATTGGCATCTGGGCTGTCTGAGGACGAAGCAAAGGTGGCACGCGCTGTACTCGGAAACCATCGGATCTTTTATCCGAAGGAGTACTGGAACGATCTCCCGCAGGGCGGCGAGATCGATCAGACGAATGGTCAGCTCATGGGCTCGGTTCTTAGTTTTCCAGTTCTGTGCGCCATCAACGTAGCGGCGTACTGGCTCGCGTTGGAGGAACACCTCGGACGCGCCGTAGAACTGAAGGACCTGCCTGTTCTTGTGAACGGTGACGACATCTGCTTTAAAGCGGACGAGGAGTTTTATCCTATTTGGAAGAGGTGGACTGCCCTCGCGGGCTTCACCCTTTCCCCAGGCAAGAACTACCTCAGCCGCAGCTTCGTCACCATCAACAGCGAGGGATACGTGGCCCGAGAGGGGACGCCCTCGTCGGCAGGTGGCTGCTCACTCCAGAAGGTCGATTTCCTCAACACCGGCTTGCTCTACGCGGGGCAGGCATTCCGTGAAGTCGAGGTCGATTGGAGGAACGGGAAGAACAAGAACTCCCCAGAGCGGCACCAGGGACCGAAGGTGGGACTTCGGCCCGAGAACCGAGAGATGCCCTTCACCGCCAAGGTCAACAGGTGTATCACGGAGTCGTGCGACCCGCAAAGAACCCTGTTACGCGTGCATGCCTTCTATAAGCAAGAGATTGCCTATCACACCCACCGTGGTGAGATTAACATGCACGCTGCGCCCGAACTAGGCGGCCTCGGCATCAAGCTGCCCGAGGGCAGCTCCACCTACTTCACGCCATGGCAACAGAAGGTTGCCGGGTACCTCCGCCACAAGTGGAAAACTCTTGACTTTGGGTCGAAAGTGGAGGTCGATGGCGAGATGCTCTGGGACTTGAACGCGCCTATGCGTCTGGAGGGCCGCTGCACTTATCAGAAGTCAGCAAAGCCCAATCTTGTCCCTCTGCACCCGGTGAAACCGGGAAAGGTGGTTGTGCGAGCGAAGTTGGAGCCGATGCGTGCGGACGAGCAGAGTGGTCGTTGCCGAGCTCAGACCTGTTGAATTACCAGGCAGAGCAGAACGACGACCGAGGCGAGTGGAAGATTCGCCAACTCTCTCGAGATGATCTTGAACGCTGCAGAGCCTACGAAGGTGAAAGAGTTTCATCACCTACTGAATGGCATGATGAGCTGCGGGTTCAGCTGCCCTCGGGGCAGTCTCTTCAACGGACGGACTCATACAGTGGTATCACGTACATGACTCCGGACGGAGAGACCATCTACTTCCGCACGAAACCCATACTCGTGGGCCCGTGAGACAGTTGTCTGGGCGACACGGAACGCATGGTGATGCTGCATTTCAGAGTGCCACCTCCTCTCTCGATGTTCCGACGTAAGTCCAAAGACATGGCATATGGCCGTCTATGGGACCTCTCGGAGAGAGCAAAGGGGTAGCTGGTGCAGTTGATCTGTGCTCTGTGGAGCTAGCTGTCAACGGCGAACGCAACATCGGCGGACCGTGGTCACACG